GTCAGGGTCTGTGCTACCCCATGCATTTAAATCTGTTGCTTGTCCATCACTTGTATTTAATTCTAAATATTTAGTATTACCTAAAGCAGAAGAAAAAACTCTCCAATCATATGCATTATCTAAACTTTTTACAAAAATTAATTCTGGAGCAGAAATAAGTCCATGACCTACGCTCCTTATTGCACTTTCGCCTGTATATTTTACAATACTAAAGCCAGCATTTGTGTTTGCGCTAACTTGGCTTGTTAAATCTCCATTGGTGTTAGAAACGGAATCCCCACCTGCTTTCCATGTCCAAGCAACATAAGATTGATTCAGATTATTAGTGCTTGCTGAACCACCTTGAATAAAAAAGCCATTAGCCTCTAATGAAGATGGCATATTTGTACTTGTTAATTCGGCTAAATTATTACTGCTTCTAATATATTTTGATTCACTTTCATCAATACCTCTAACATTATCGACTAAAATAAAACCATCTACTGTATCTCTATTTTTTAACCAAATTAGTCCACCCCCTGTTTCTAAATCCATACCAACATTAGAAATATATTGAGTAGAACCACTACCCTCATATAATACAGTTTTAAAATTAGATATGTCTATTTCAGGTTTTTCGTTAAAGAGTTCTGTAACTTGGTCGGAGTCAAGTTTAACATCATAAATTCTTACTTGGTCTATCCGACCATCTATATTTCTACCTCCAGCGGGTCTGTTTCCTAATATATAATTTTCGCCACTATTAAAGGCTGTTATACTTGTGGTCGCTGAGTCTAATTTTTCACCATCTATATAAACATCATAAGAGCCTCCACCTAAAGCAACTACTAAATGATACCAATTTTTAGGAGTTAACATATTAGAAGAGCCAAAAAATTGAGTGCTTGTTCCTTCAACGTTAACTCTAATTCTACCACCAATTTGAGTTAAAATAATTATATCACCAGATGAACTATTAGCATTACTTAAAATTTGTCCAGAATTTAGAACATTTTCATTAAACCAAAATGAAATTGTAAAAGGACTTGTTAGGGATGATATTCCTGTATCTATTTCACTATCACTACCATTAAATACAGCTGATTGACCATATTTTCCAAACCTATATTCTATATTGGTTTCTGTAGCATCAAAGCTACCTGTCTCATCTTCAGGTGTATTATCAAATTTATAATAAATGGTTGGTGTTGACCCATTAGGATAATTTAAAATATCAGTAGTCGATTCATGGATACAAGCAATTTCATTATATAATATATTTATCTGAGTATCTGTCAAAGCCTGATCAAATATCCTTAATTGGTCTATAGAGCCATCGTATGAAGGTGTAAGCGTTCTAAATGAACCTAAGTTGCCTTCGAAGTTTCTATTATCAACAGTACCTCCAGCCTTTGTTCCTGTAGCACCATTTGCAGTAGAATTGTTTATATAAAGCTTTCTATTTGCACCATCAAAAACATATGCAATATGATGCCATTGGTTTAAATTTAAGGTAACTGAGCTTGTTAATAATAAATCGTTTGTTCCTGCTGCATCGTTTCTTTCTAATAACTCTATGTTTCCACTTGAATTTATCTGTAAGGCTTCATAATCTTCATCAGCAGTTTGGTTGCCTATGTAAAGTATAGTATCAAAACCTGAACTTGGCAACTCATCAATTTTAACCCATAATGACCTAGTTCTATCTCCATTATCTCCTAAACCATCAGGCAAAGTTATTGTACTACTACTTCCATTAAACCTTGCTGCAAAGTTTATATAACCGCTAATTCCAAAAACTATATCAGTAGGATTGCCATCATGTTCGCCACTTTCATCACTTGCATCGTTATCAAAAGAATATAAAGCCCGACCAGTTGAATCGCTAAAAATGTCAGTTTTTTCGGTTAGGCAAGCTGCCTTACCAGTTGTAATTAATCTTTTACCTAGACTCATTATGTTTATTGATTTGCTGGTGGAAAAAATCTTTTGTCATATTGTAATAAGTCAATGTAAGAAGTTATAGCATTTACCTCCAACTCTTTTCTACTTAGCTCTTCCAGTATTGCCGACCTTTGCGATTGCACATCGGAATCAATTTCGATATTTCTTTCTAATTTTCTTACTACTTGCCAATCACTTAGAAGTAATCTTTTATGAGCCTCTAATTTTAATTCATTTAAAATATTATCTTTAAGATCATCAATCTTATAAATTTTTTCTTTTTTGCCTGTTGGTTTACCATCTTCGCCAATAATATTCCTGTCTTGGTCAAAATCAATATCTGTAACATCATATGTTACTATCTCATTATCTTGATCAAAGTATAAAGCTCCTTTAGTTTGAATTTTTGGGTCAAATTCTGGTTTCACAACATCATAGAACCCTAATGATTTTAATATTTCTTTATTAGCATTTTTAAAATTAATTATTACACTACCATCTTCCATAGTAAAAGTAGATGGTAAACTTTTAAATAATTCTATTTGTCCGTTTTTTACTTTAGCTTTCATATTAAGGAGTTGTGTCAGATATGTAAGTATTAATAGAATAGTTTAGTATTGCATTATTGTCATCATCATCAATACAAACTACTTGCAGTAAGTTTGTTAAGCTGGTGTTTAAATCTGTGCCACCTACTTTATTAATTTGGGAGGTTGTAAAGTCATCCGATAACGTAATAACAGCATTTGATAAATCACTACCTGATAAAAGAATATCTATAACTGTTCCTTTTTTCATATTTTGAATGTTTAAAGTAACAGTAGCAACATTTCCAGTTAATTCAAATATAGCAAATGAAGATGTGTCTAAATTAATTGTCCCTGAAGTTGTAGAAATATCTGATTTAGCAGTATATCTCGCAGCAAGCTCATCATGATCAATAGCATCATTCGCTATCTTTGCGTTTGTTATGCCTCCATCTTTTACCCTCACAGCACCATTACCATCACTTGTAGAAAGTTCTATCGTAGAATCATCAACTGTTACCTCAATTTCATCAGAGGCTATTGTAATACCATCTCCAGCTGTAGCTGTTGTACCATCAGCTAAAAGTATTTGCAAGGCTGTTCCGTTATTTTTTACTAATGATTCAGCAGTTATAACTCCAGTGTTGTTGATAGATATATTTAAATCATTTCCAGCACCATCTGTAAGCTGTTTATTTGATGATCCTACTGTATTGTTGTCAGTAGTTTTTATAAGACCCTCATAGGTGTCCTTAATTTTAGTATTCTGTAAACTTGTACCCATTGAATTATTTTAAATAAAATTAATAATTTCTTAGTTTAGGCTTTTATGATGTTTTACCTTTTAGCTTTTCGTAAGTCCTTAGACCACCCAATCCTAACATCCCCATCAATACTGTAAATAGTGGCTCAGTATCAAGTTTGGGAAAATCAACATCTGGATATATAGTAATAATAATCGGAAAAATCACAAAATGGTAAGCGAAAGCCAACGAACATGACCACCCAACACTGGGTCGCCATCCACTAACAAATAAACTTCTATGTTGCGCTTCGACTTCATTAATTTTGCTTTGGAGTTCTATCAATTCTTTAGGATCAAGCTCTTTGCCTTTTATAGCTTCTCTTATCTCCCAAGCTAAACCACCTATTGGAGATTTTTTATTATTCTTACCACCTAAAAGCCTTAGTATAGTCTTAATCATTTTTTTTACCTTAAATTTTGTATTAGTATGTCCATATAATATTTGGGTCTTTTTTATCATCTGAATCAACGTGTATAAATGTTTTAGCAACGCCAATCCTATTAAATCCTACTTTGATAAGGGAGTTAATAATAATCCATCTTTGTACTGAATCACTAACGGATATATCAGCTGCTTTTCCAGACAGATGTGATGAGTCTTTTTTCCCTCCAACTTTTTGGTTATGTTCAATGGTTCTGTATCCTGAGTTTATTTCAAAGGGTATTCCAGCAATTTCCCTTGCATTATCTAACATTAGAATAAAATTACTATCCATATTCATTCCGCTATTAGGCAAATCAGGACTGTCAAATTCTTTATATGTAAAATACTTCATTTGCTAAATGGTCTAAATAGGTTTAAAAATCTTTGTTTTATCCTTTCTCTTCTGATACCTTCTATTTGGTTTTGAGTTGGTTTTACTTGAAACATTACTTTTTTATAGCTTTTATAATTTGAATTAATGTAAATATAAAACTGGTTAATAAAACTAACATTTGTAAAAATGGATTTATCTCAGAAAAGCTAAAAGCCAAAGCCGATAAATTAAGACTATAAATTCCAAAAATTTTTATATCATCCATTTTGCTAAATTTTTTGTATTCTGTTTGATACCTCAATAATAGCTCTAAAATATGACTTATCATTAAAGTCATCCTCTAGATACTGTATGTTTTCTATTTGCGTAGTATATACATTAAAATTATTTGAACTAATATCTGGATAACCATCCGATCTAGTTCTAATAGTATTTATAACGCTATCAACAATTTGATTTGCTTGAAGTTCACCTCCAGAGTCACCATCAAAACCTGTAACCACTTCTATCCTAGTTTCGCAGTTTATTATAAAAGAGTCTTTGTTTTGATCTATTTCTCTACTTCCTACAGAATAAATTTTAATGTAAGGCTCATTAGTGTTCGATGGCACTCTATTAAAAGCAGGTACTGTGATAGAGCCTACAACTATATTATTTAGTCTAGCAATATATACCTCTCTTAAATGATGCAAAGCCTCATTCATTTTTTATTGATTTAATTCTTTTAATCAATCTGTCTAATAAATTCTGTAGTTCAATCCTTACAGCTGGAAAAAAAAATGGTTTTGCTGATCTGTTTTGAGGAAATGTTATTAGTCTCCAATCTGGGTTTTCTTTAGTTCCTAGATTGACTGGTATAGTCCCAATAAAACCTCTTCCTTTGAATTGGGCTGCATAACTTGATGGAATCCCAAGCTCCCTAATCTCAGATAAATCCACTCCGTTTCCAATACCAAACTCTATGTAAGGAGAGTAATTTGTAATATTTTCTATAAAGGCTTGATTTCCGCTTCTACCAAAGTTTTGACCTTGAATAAGACCACCTTTAGACTCTTTAAATGCAGCTCCAGAAATAGTCCTTTTCATTCTAGCATCTGATTTGGCTACAGTAATCCCAAGCTCTGTGCTTAAACCTCTCTCAGATAACTTTCTCAGCTTGTCAATTTTTCTATTAAGCTGCTTTAGATCGCTGTTATTTATTTTAATATTAGCCAATTTTTGTAGCTCTTATGGTTGTAAAATATTTATGCTCACTATCAAAGATTTCATTGATTCTATATTCAGTAGGATTGCCTTCAATTTGTATAATGTCATTATCTAAGATGTCATCAGCTGTTTTTTTTCTTACAATAAGCTCAATATCTATAAATTTTTTCCTTTGTACGTTTTGAGTCTTAATGTCTCCAGATACATCCCTCTTATAAGCCCATATAGTGGTTTCTGTTGCCTTCGCAGCGGTTGTACCACCATAACCATCATTTGTCTTAGTTAAACGCTTTACAATTATTCTAGTGTCTAACTTACCAGCATCCATTATATAAATGTATTTACTTCTCCAGATAAAAACATCCTAACAGATGTTGGTATTTCATTTACCGCCTGACCAGTGACAAATTCCGCTCTATTATCATAGTAAGTAGAAACCAGCTGGAGGATAGCATGATCAAAGTTAAATCCGCTTAGTCCTTCTGTTGTATATGTAATTTTGACTTCACTAGCTGGTAAAGTGTCAAGTTCTACCACCTCATTATTAAGACCTTTTACATTATGAGTTGCTACTGACCCATCTACAGTTACTGAGCTAATTGATGCTACTGGAGCAAAAGGTAGATTAATTCTATTTGCTAAATAGGGTATATATACTGTCCTATTTTTTGCAACAATATCTTTAGATAGATAATTTTCTAAACATACTCTAGCAGTTACTATCATCTTTTCTATTAAGCTATCATCGGCTGTAGTATCTACTCTTAGAAAAGTTTTAGCAGTAGCTGTGTCGATAAGCTCTGATCCAGTTACAGAATTTACTTTTACTTGATAGTAAAAACTCTCTGGAGTTTCGCTAGAATATGCTTTGTTATTGTATGCCATTACTTAGCCTTTTTGGTAGCCCTTTTTTGGGGTGCTTTTGCCTCCTTAGTTTCTTTAGTAGCTTTCTCCTCTTTAACTTTTGGCTCCTCATAGGGCTTGGCTATTTCAACAGCTAGATAGTGTCTTAATTCTTTCCCTTCAAGATTTACGACTTCCCCCTCTTTTCTCCATCCTTCTACTGAAAAAACATCTTTTAATAAAATTACTTTCATGATTATTTATTTTCTACAAATTTAAAAAAAAAGCGTCACTCTTTGAGCAACGCTTTAAAACCAAACTATTCAATAACTATAAATAAAATATAAAACTATAAACAAATTTATAAAATTTAAACAAAATTGAAGTTATTAAACCAAACATTATTTTTACCGCTTTTAGATGCTCTGAACGCCTTCATATTGCCTAAATTTGGAAACACAAAAAAGCCTTCATAAAAACTGCTGTAAACAGCAAAATAGTGTACTTTGTCTTTTGTGTATTCTCTTTTAGGGTTATCAATATATATATTTACTGTGTTTTCATTGTTTATGGGAGTTTTTTGAGATGACTTTATTTGAACTTTAAAAATTTTATCCCCAGTATCCACTAAACAATCGTAAATGCTTGAATCCAGTATAGGCATTGAAACTGTGAAACCTTTTTTAGTGCATTCAGCACAAAACAAA